CGGAATGTTGCTGATGTTACTGGTGCTTTACCATCGATTGTCATTACACCGAATCCTTCATCGATTGCAGGCTTTCCATCATAGCGAGCTACTCCACGGAACACTGTCTGATTGTCTAAGAACTTAACGTGTTCAGACTGATCAATCTTAGCTCCGGCACGTTCTCCTAATGTGTATAAATCAAAGTGTCCGAAGATAATATTGTTGTCTGCAATAAAGTTAAGCTCAACAATTTCACCACCTACAATAGGCATTGTATTCTGCATTCCTGCAACAATTGCACCATTCATGTCTGCATCCAATGATTCTGCCATCAATAATTTATGCGTCTTTTCGTTCATTACCCATGTTAATCCTGCAGAAGAATAATCATTGATTACACATGTTGATTTTTTGATAATATCTTTAAACAATTCTTTTCCGGTAAGGTTAGCACTGCCACTTAAAATATTTGTAACATGCAAATCCTTCCATGCCCTAGCCGTTGAAGGATAATCGTTTGGACGTTCTTCTTGCGCTAATCGAGTAACAATACCTAATGGCATTTTAACTCCGTGTCCAAATAAGACACCTTTATCCAATGCTTTACCGATTGCTTTACCAATCGCGTTAATGATTTCTGTAGCTAAATCTTCATCGCTGTCTTCCAATACTGCATTGCATACTGCGAAGAATCCGGCTACTGCGTATCCGTCCATCTCAATGTTGTTGAATTTTAAATCCATTTCATTCAATGATCCGCACATTTCAGTCCAAATACCTTCTGGGATGTCTCCCATGATATTTTGACGAGATGTTCCACTTACACTCTGTAAATTAACTTTTGAAATCAATTTAGAATTCTCTTCTACTGTTTGACGAATCAAAGGCAACATAACTTGTGGAATTGTTAGTCCAACATTTTCAATTGCACGATGCTCTTTAATACATGTTCTTACGTTGGATAAGAATTTTTCTACATTCTCATCTTTGAAGAAACGATCACGTTCTTCGATTGGCATATTGAAGAATTTATTTCTTACAGTCATTTTCTGTTGTCCTCCTCTATTTTCTCCTTGTTTAGATTCATCTGTTGGCTGCTGAGATTCTGCTTCTTCAATTTCTTTTTCGATATCAGCGATTGTCTCTTCCAACTCTTTCTTCTCGTCTTCGTACTCTTGTTTTTCTTCTTCTAATTTTGCAACTTCTTCTTCAACAGCTTGTTGTTCTTCTTCTGTTGAATCATCACGCAATTCAGAAATAGCAGTTTCTAATTCTTTCGTGCGCTTTTCAAAATCAGATTCTTTTTTTCTTAATTTCTCAAGATTCTTTTTCTGCGTATCTAATTTTTTACGCAACATTAAAACTTTTAACATACTTATTCTCCCTTCAATCTCTTTAGCATTTCTTTTTTTCTTTGTTCTAATTTTCTAGAACGAATTGTGTTAAACTCCTTTTTACGCGCGGATACCTGTGTATCTTCGTATGCAGGAAAAGTAACTACAGATACTTCATACAGATTCACGGATTTAATTGTCCAATGAACTCCATTTCCGTTTTCTGAATATTCTTCTGAAGTAATCTCAAAGCCAAAACTACATTGATCCACATCGCCACGTTGCACACGAGCATATAGATTCATCGCGTCCTGGTCTGATTCATTGATTTCAACTTCGCCCCATAGACCTTTGTCATCAACTTTTAAAGTCAATGTTCCTGATTTGGTGCGCCCTAAAACCAAACGCGTATCATGGTCAATCAAACAACGGATATCATTATCCAGTGCTCCATCAAAAGCATGTGGATCTACACTTTCAGTAGCTCCATCCCATAACTGATAATTGGAATTGAATACTGCGAAGTATCCACTGATATACTTTTTCCCATCCGCATCTCTAGTTTTGAATTTAGATAAAGAACTTCTCATCTGATATTTTTTATCCATTATTCTCACCACCTTTTTCCAATTTTTTCTGGTCTCCTATCATTCCTTGTGGAATATAATTTTCAAGTATGATCAATTCATCTAATCCATCCATCGGAGAATATCCTAGTGAATCTCTAACTTCATTGCCTGTCACGATTCCTCGTGTATACAAATCACATCCCACCGTCGAGAGAGTTTGTATGTCATAGGCATAAAGCGACCTATAATTGAACCTAAAATACCATTCAGGCTTGATAAGTAAACTTCGTGTAAGTGCCTGTTGGATGCACTCACAAATTCCTTTAATTCTTGTATTGATCCAGTTGTTCCATTCCTCTTTGTTAAATTCTCCGGCACCTAGTACGAATGCTGGAACATCTAAAATGGAAGCTACTGTCTTTTTGTCCATTTCAACCGAATCTTTGATGGCCAAATCATTCAGTGATAAAGGTTTCACTGTAACCACATCAAAACCATCTGCAGGAATTAGCCAAGGCTCTCCTGTCTGATTCGATTTAATATATTTATCCAACAGCTTTTGTCTTCCATCTGAGTTAGAGAACTCATCAACCATTCCATCAACCTTGACAATCAATGATGGTTGCCATTTTGATTCCATAAAACCTTTCTTTGTAGCACTTGCTTGATCTAATGTTTCGGCCACACTTTGCAAAGATTTACGATAGCCTACGCCTTTCCATGGATAGTTTGGATCTGGATTAATTACGATATGAATTAAATCTTCCGGAAAATATTCCTTTCCGTTATAAAGAATCGAATACCCAAAATCACCATTTGGAACAAACGAAACACTTCCGGGATTCAAAGGATAGATACCTTCAATCAATCCGGATACGGTTCTTGGATACAGAACACAGTTTCCATCGCCTTCCAACAACAACGAACGAACGATAGAAGACATCCATGTCATTCTTGTCATGTATTTGTTTGGATGAATATCTACTAAGTTGGATAGCGCATTACTAATCCTTTGATCACCATTCTTAGAATTCTCCATTAAATGGATTGTCATACTTCCAATTAGATTGGCAATCTTATTAACCGCACTAATAATTTCAGGATTCTGTGATAACGGTGTATAACCGGCTGACAATAAAGATTCCCAATTCACTGGCATTACTGCAGCATAATTCGACCTTTTTTGTGGATCCGGTCTAATATTTTTCTTTTTGTTTCTCCTTGACAAAATAAGCCTCCTAATCTAAGAACATCGAAGCAGACGAATTCTTTTCTTCTGCAATCAATAATTGTTTACAAGCGATAACTGAACAATCGAATAAATCTATACGTTGGTTTGGCATTACTTTTTGGAATCGAACAAAATCATCGCTATCTTCTGTAGCTTTGACATTTCCAACGCAATACTCATACGCAAGATTGTGCACGTAATAAAATTCTTGAAGATTGAACTTTTTCTCGATTTCTCTAAAAGCTTCCGTTTTTTCAACGTACAACTGTTTCTGATCACGAATTTTAAAACCGGCTTTTTTCATTTTTAAAATGAATTCACGTGAATACCTTCTGTCGTATCCAATCCATCGAATCCTAAAACCTCTGTCTCGAACTTTTATGAACCATTGAATTACATCTTCATATTCAATAACGTTCGAGTTACAGCATGTTAGCCATCCTTCTTCTTCCCACCAGAATACCGGAATGTTATCTTCATCCGATTTCTGATATGCCGTACTCCGTGGAATAAACGCATGGCTAATGCAAATATCCACTCCTTTATATCGGCCATAAATACAAACTCCGGTTAAATCGTGCAGTTTGGATAAATCCGCACCGCCATACCATTTGATAGGAAGCTTAGCCAACTCATCAATCGTCCAATTATACTTGGCATCGGATGTCTTCACGACATTCATATCAAAATATGTATCAATTTGATTTGTAAAAACATTCAAAGATTTTGCGAAGAAATCTTTTCTTTGTTGAGGGTCGTTCTGCGCCTGGATCGCATCGTTCATTAAGTCTTCGGCACGAACAGATTGACCAATACCAGGATTGGCCATTGCCTGTACATCTGGATTCATGTAATCCAAAAACTTTGCGCCTTCCTCATTTTCTGTTAGATCGGCTTCGCAAATAAAAACGAAGTATTGCTCATCGTCTACTTCGCCATCTAGAATCTTTTTACAATATCGAACTCTTTGTGCTAAGAAACTGTTTGGATCATCTCCAGCAGTTGAAATACCAATTATCAATTTATTTGCGTAAGCTTTCATAGCTTCTTTAAACAAATTGTATTGTTTCGGTTTTTTAAATGCGTGAACCTCATCCGCAATCGCAAAGTTACAGTTAAATGAATCTTGCGCATCTGGATTTGTGGCCAACGCGTTTAATTCAAACATTCCATCAGACATTTCTGCTTTTATAGAATGTTCGTTATTGTTGTCGATAATATGAAACAATCCACCATCCTCATCGGATTCTCCCATATTTCTTACGTTGTACTTTAAGAAATTGAATGTTTCCAATGTTTGTTTTAGTGCTGCGGCAACAACATAAATCTTGGATCCGGACTTTCGATAAAGTAATCCAACCGCATACGCTAATGCTGCGGAAAATGATGTTTTAACATTTTTTCTAGGAATAAATATCAAAGCCTCATGATATTTCTTTATCTTTGTTCCTTTTCGATAGATTCCAAACAGGTTGTAGATAATAAATTTATGAAAAGGCATCAAAATAAAAGGAGTACCTCGTAAAGGTTCTCCGTCTTGTGTTTCGCCTTGCATATGGCAAATTGTTTTTTGAATAATCGAAATAATGAAGTCTGCATCCTTTGGATTGAATTCATATCTTTCATCTTCCAAATCTCTATAAAATCTATCAATTGCTTTTATACGATAAATATTGGCTTTGATTTTTCCACTCTTACAATCTTCACAATATTTCTGTACTTCTGAAAAATACTTTCCATTATACACTACTTAACACCTGCGCCAATCTACTTTGCTTTGCGGATTCAAGCCCATTTGATTTAATCGCTTTTAATCCTTTTGGAGTCAATCCTAAAGTTGTTTCAATTGTGAGAAGATTCTTTTGAAGAGCTTCGATGGCCAAATATTCTGCAGTCTTACGAATATTCTCATTTCCGGATTTATTTTTAAAAGTCTCTGTCACTTTGCACCCCTCTTCGAACCACTTTTGATACAACAAATCGTACTGAAATCGCATCTCCGCATACCTATGAATTGTTACATCGAACTCCTTCTTGTAAGTTCCGATTTCTTGCATATATAAAACTGTTTCTTTAAAAATTCGATTCGTTTTTCTGCTGACAGTTGCTCTGTTCATTTTGGCCATCACCCCCTTTTTTCAAAAATCGCTCAGAGTTGGAAAGATG